ATTGTTTTAGCTGGCACTAGCGATGTATTCTGTACTTACCCAGCAGAAAAAGCAGTAGTACAAGATGAAACTAATACCGCTTATGTGCCACAACTAGCGGCAAGTAATGGCGTATCATTAACAAAAAATAACATCAGCTCAAACTTTACTATACCGACAGACTATAATGGATTTGCTGTTGGACCTCAAACAGTTGACTCAGGAGTAGCATTTACTATTCCTTCTGGTAGTCGCTACATCGTAATTTAGGGATAATACATATGGCATCAACTATAAACGCATCAACCACAGGAGTCGGAGGCATTGTAACTTCGGCTGATAATACAGGGAATATAGACGTACAGTCAGCAGGTACTACGGTTATGTCTGTGACATCGGCAGGGGTGGACGTAACTGGAGAGCTTGATGTTACTACTAACCTTGTAGTAAATGGTCAAGGCTACTCACCTACACTAACACTTACCGATGGTGCTACTATTAACTGGGACACAGACTCAGGACAAGTTGCTACCGTAACGCTTGGTGGTAATAGAACAGTCGCTACACCTACTAACCTAGAGAGCGGATCATTCTACGCACTAGAGATAGTACAAGGTACTGGAGGTCAAACATTATCATGGAACGCAGTGTTTAAATTTACTGGTGCAGTTGCACCTACACTATCTACCGCAGCAAGTGCTAAGGATTACATCACATTTAGAAGTGACGGCACTAACTTATATGAACAAGGTCGTAGCATAGGAGTTGCATAAATGTTTGTAGGCATGGGAGCTAATGGTGCAAGTGGTGGTTATAACCTAGAGAACAGCTTACGCTTTCGTTCGGCTGCTTCTGCTTATTTAAGTAGGACTCCTGCTAGTACAACTAATAGAAAAACATTTACATGGAGTAGTTGGGTAAAGCGAGGAAAATTAGGTGCAAGACAACATTTATTTGTTTCAGCTAACCCTGTAGTTAATACGTCAGGGCAACAAGAATTTCAACTTTGTTTTGGTGCGTCTGACAAAATTGAAATTACAAGTGGTGTTAGTGCTGTTTCTTTAGATTTTGATTTTGCTACAACTCAAGTATTTCGTGACCCATCAGCTTGGTATCATATAGTTTTAGCTATTGATACAACACAAGCAACATCTACAAACAGAATTAAACTATATGTCAATGGTGTTCAAGTTACATCATTTAGCACTGCAACATACCCAGCACTAAACTATGATACCTCTGTTAATTTAATAAATTTTTCACATAGAATTGGTGGTTCTGGTAGTGCATATTTAGATGGCTACCAAACAGAAATAAACCTTATAGACGGACAAGCACTAACACCATCAGACTTTGGTGACTACAATGAAGATACAGGTGTATGGCAACCTATAAAATACACAGGCACATATGGTACTAACGGATTCTACTTACCATTTGAAAATAAAAGTGCTGCTACTTATATAAATACATTTAATGGTAGCTCTCAAAGTTTATCTGTTGTAGGTAGTGCTGATATGGCACTTGGTACAGGAGATTGTACAGTAGAGTGTTATTTTAAAGTTGACTCATTAGTAAACTACAGAAGCATTATAGACAACAGAGATGCTGGAGGTTCATCAGCAGGGTTTAGTATTGATTTAGATGTAAACGGTAGTATTTATAATTACTCTAATGGTTTTATTGTACAGTCAGCTAACGGAACTATTAGTGCAGGGCAATATTATCATGTAGCTTATACAAGAGCCAGTGGAACACATAGATTATTTGTAGATGGAGTGCAGGTAGCTACCTCTACTACAGCAAGAGATTACACAAATGATGATATATTTATTGGTAGAGCCCCCTATGGTGGAGAATGGTTTGATGGTGAAATTAGTAATGTAAGAATTGTAAAAGGTACAGCAGTATATACAAGTAACTTTACACCTGCTATTACGAATCTAACAGCAGTTACCAATACAAAATTATTAACTTGCCAAAGCTCAACTATTGTTGATAACTCTGGGTTATCTCAAACGATAGTAAATGAGGGTACTGTTGTAGCATCTTTAGGAAATCCTTTTAGAGGAATAAGTGTTACATCAGATCAATCTGGAAATATAAATAATTGGGTTTCTAATAATATTAATTTAGACTCTTCTACTTCTACTACCTACGACATCATGACAGATGTACCCACACTAACCGATGAAGATACGGCTAACTATGCTGTAATGAATCCATTAGATTTAGCAAGCACTTCAACAGTAATGAGTAATGGCAACTTAAAGGTAAGTCATACTGGAGCAGTATGGAACGCAGATAGAGCTACTATGGGCGTAAGTTCTGGTAAATGGTATTGGGAAGTAATAGTAAGTGTAGTTGGATATACCTTTGCAGGTGGGGTAATGAAAACAGAGTTAGCCATCCTTAACAATACCTTTCCTGGTAATGGTTCATATCCAAGTGGGTCTAGTTTTGGGTACTACTTTACAGGAAGTAAGTATGGTGGAGGACTTGTTAATGCTGCATATGGAGCAAGTTATACCAATGGAGATACTATTGGGACAGCTCTTGATTTAGATGCAGGCACAATTACTTTCTATAAAAATGGAGTAAGTCAGGGTGTAGCATTTACGGGATTATCTGGTGAGTTTGCTCCTTCTACTGGTTTGTACAACACAGCTAATCACCTTGTAAACTTCGGACAACAACCATTTAGATACACACCACCTACAGGTCATTTAAAACTCAACACATTTAACCTACCTGATAGTAGCATTGTAGATGGTAGTGAGAATTTTGATACTGTGCTTTATACAGGAAATGGAAGTACGCAGAGCATTACAAGCCTAGATTTTGGTCCTGACCTTACATGGATTAAAGTAAGAAATAGTGCTAGTTATGAGCAGATGTGGTTTGATAGTGTTAGAGGAGCAACCAAATATGTTAGGAGTAATAGTACAGCAGCAGAGGGTACAGTTGCTAATTCATTAACATCCTTTGATAGTAACGGATTTAGTTTAGGGGCTAACGGAGATGTAAATGGTTCTACTTTTCCTATAGTAGCATGGAACTGGAAAGCAGGAGGTACAGCAGTATCTAACACAGACGGAACAATAACATCACAAGTATCTGCTAATCCAACAGCAGGGTTTAGTGTGATGACTTATACAGGAACAGGAGTAGCAGGAAGTGTAGGTCACGGATTAGGAGTTGTACCAAAGTTATATATAATTAAACAGAGAACAGATGCTGGTAATAACTGGATAGTTCAAACAACAGCAGTAGATGGAAGTTTAGATTATTTATTTTTAAACGCTACAAATGCTAAAGGGGATAGTGGGGATGCCCTACCTACTAGCTCTGTTCTAAATATTTCTGGTAACAATGATGTTAATGGAAGTGGAGATGGAATAGTAGCCTACTGCTTTGCCGATGTAGAAGGATACAGTAAGCTTGGTAGCTACACAGGTAATGGTTCTGCTAATGGTCCGTTTGTATACACAGGGTTTAGACCTGCTTGGATTTTAGTAAAATGTAGTTCCACTGCAGGTAATAACTGGTGGGTACTAGATGCTAAAAGAAATATGTATAACCTTGCAGATTTAGCTTTACTTCCAAATAGCTCTTCTTCTGAATTAAATAATTCTACTTACTTTTGGGCAGATTTTTTATCTAATGGCTTTAAATTGAGAAGCACTGGACAATCTAATACAAATGCAGCAACCTACATATACATGGCATTTGCCGAAAACCCTTTTAAAAATTCTTTAGCGAGGTAACAGAAATGGCTTTTAAATTAAATGGTAAGACACTTCCTATAGACAGGGGTTTTACACACAACGACATACAGTACCCAAGAAACTGGTTACGACTATCCACACAGGAAGACAAGGATGCTCTTGGTATTACATGGGAAGCAGACCCTGTTAGGCATGATGACAGATACTACTGGAATGGTGAACTAGATAATCCTAAAGCATTAGAAGATGTAGATGCGGTAGATGAAGATGGCAACCCACTATGGGTACAAGAGTATGATGCGGTAACAGAGTCAATGGTAGATACAACAGAAAGATTAGTTACTCATGGTCTGAAGCACACAATGATAAACCAAGTTAAAAATACAGCAGGTACAATGCTAGCACAAACAGATTGGTATGTAACGCGTAAAGCAGAAAGAGAGGTAGCAATACCAGAAGATGTAGTAGCAAAACGTGCTCATGTAGTAGCAGAATCAGAA